GGTAACCACTCCTACCTGGATGGTAGCAGCTTGTCCATCTGCCCCTGGCTGCCCAGGTTCGCCTTGTGGGCCTTTGATATTTACAGGGTCGGGGTTTTCCAATCCTTGTTCATTGGCCCAGCTGATAATCCCTTCAGCGGAAACATTGGGAATATATGTGGCGCCATCCTTAACGTTATCTGCTGCCTGGTTTGCTTTTTCTGCTGCTGCGTTTGCTTTGTCCGCAGCTTCCTCCGCATTATTTGTTGCCTTGGATAGTGACAAGTATTCGTCACTGCTTTCCAGCGCCTCCTCACTATATACACCAGGGCACACCGAAACCCTAAACATTGCGCTGGTAAGCTGTTGTGCCCCCCTATAAAACTGGATTTCGCAGGAGCAAAGCCCGGCAACTGTCAAGCATTGGTCGCTTAATGCCACGGTTACCACGTTACCAGATATGGTGGCAGGGTTAATCACCTGGGTACAATCTGGTTTTACATACACATAAGAGACTGTGACGTCATCTTCTAGTTGTAGCGGTTCGCCGTTATTTAGCACGGTGACATCTATGTATCGGGTCTCACTATCGCCTTTGATAACATTGACCTTGGGTTGTGGGATAAGTTCTGGGACAACATCAACTGTGATAGATTGTATGTTCTTCATGGCTTATCACTCCGTTTCGTCCAAATCCACATCATCCAAATCATCAATTACACTGGCAATCCCAAAGCCTACATACTGCACATCGTTTCCGAAAGCCGGCGTACTAAGGCGGATTTCATGCTTTTCATTAACCATTCCAACCCCTATTCCTTCCATTCCACCCGTTACTGTCATCCATACAGGGAAATAAAACGCTTCTTTTACGAATATTGGGGTGTATCCAACTACTTCATCTGTATTGCGTTCTGGCTGCGAGCCGCGAAAAACTGCTCGCAGTTGGAATTGCATTAATTTATATCCGATCTTCCGGTAAATTAACGTCCAATCACCACGACTGGTTGTCTTGGCGACTGCCCACGCTGCATTATCAGAGTTTGTAAGCGTTTTACACATTGGTGTAATAGATTCGATTGCCAATCCATTCAGTTTTATACGGTACAATCCCACTTGCGTGGTAGATGCACCATCCCATAAGCTGTTCTTGGTGACCGTACCGTTTTTGCCCGCATTTTTCTTCACACAAGTACTTACACTTTCGTCTCCTGTCCCTGATTTGGTATATTGCAGCCCTATAATGTCATAACGGGTTACACCTTGGCTTCCGGAATCAATCGTATAGTTTTGATAGGTGTTTGGGTCAATCATATACAAACGGCCTTGGTCGATTACGCATCCATCGTAAACCCGTATACTGTTGTTGCTAATCTTGCTAGCACGCATTTTTTCGCCAATTGGCAGGATACTGGTTTCCAGCCCTGCCAATCCAGCGTACAAAGCAGCATCCTGTGCCGCTGTTACATCCTCGCCGGTTTTCCCGGTAACTAGCCTTAACGCCATATTATTCCTCCCCTTGTATCTGATAATCTACTGTCCATATACCGGACGATACTGTCAGTATTTTTCTTGTGACAGGTTTTTCTATATAAATGTCATGTTCTCTATCACGTCCTACTACAATATCACCAATTTCCAAGTCGATATCTTCTACTGATACAATCTCTAGCTTTTGATAATTGGCTAATTCCTGTAGTTTCTTTGCGCCATTATCAATCAAATCATCCAGGCTTTCCGCGTTCCCGTAGTCATAATAAGCGGTACGCTCATCGAACCCGGTATAATATTTAGATTGAGATATGCTGCCATCCAACTGTACGTACAAGTCAACACGCTGCCTAGCTTGCAGTTCGCCGTTGCCCATACAAACCAAATGGTTGATTCCCATACGGTAATCTGTTGTCTGCACATTGATTTTGCTGTTATCTGTATATTCCGTTTGATTTTTGGTGACCGGCACAGCGGCAAGATATACTTGATATGGTTCGTTTGGTTTCCCTAGTTCTGACCATATTTTTAACCGGTAATTGTGAGCAGCCAGCATATCCATCAAGCCCTCCAGGAGGGTTGTATACAAAATGAACTGGTATGAGGATATGTTCAGTCCGGAATCTTCATCCGAAACCTGAAAGAACCCGCCAAAGGTATCTGATACTAAATTTTTAATAATTGTATTCGCTTCACCGGAAACGATCCTGTAATCATTTCCGGCCGGAGGGATGATGATGTCCTGTTTTAACAATCCGCGCCAGGTTAATCCGTTCCATGTTTGCTGGGCGGAACCAGTATTTTTGGTTTGCTGGCCGAAAATACCGCCGTATTCTGTACCAGGACAAATGATAGAGTAGCCAAACTGGACGTTCTCTGTGGATGTTTCAAAATCGTTGCTTGCTTCTGCGTTACCTATTTCCATGTCTATATTGGCGGTGTAAATGCCAATTGGCTTTCTATCCCCATCGCATAAAATCATGTCCATGCTGGTTCACTCCTTTCCTGGTATATAGTTAAGTCAATCCCAAATGTCCTGGAACAGCTGATTGTGTTATCCCCAGGCGATATCTTTTGAAATACGTCAGAGGAAAAGTCTTGGTACTGGAACAGATTTGTCTGTTCCCCATATTGGTTTGTCATGACAATCGTTTTATTACGGCTGTCTATTACCATATACTCATTGGATTCCAACTCATAATCTACCTGATACAAATGGTCATTGATCTGGACGTAAAAATCAGAAAACGGGCCATAGGCAATTAGTTTAAAGTCGGACGCGGCGAAATGATCGTTGTCAAATGACTGTGCCCTGGAATCATCACCGTAAAGATATGGATACAAAAAAGGGTACTGTTTTACTTCTGTTGATTCCTGAGATTCTCCATCTTGTGGGTAAAAATTGTAGGTAATTTCCTTAATCCATTTTTGTTTTGGAGCAATTACCGAAAACTGATTAAACAGAAATGGAATCCCCAGATTCCAATCGCTTTTTTTGCTCGCGAATATATTGCATTCCAGATAATATCCGGTAGAACTATACAGCTTCCCCAATTTATTGTTTACAACATCGTATTCTAACAATTCCAACAGTTCATCTACATGTTGTTTTACCGCCTGCCGGCGTTGTTCCAATGACAGAGAAAAATCAGGTAAGACCGCCAATTTAACGGTCTTTTCCTGACTTTTTGATGTATATTCTATTTTATTGGTATTCTCTGCTACAGAATAACTATGGGAGTAATCCAATAAATCTCCTTCTTGGAACAAATATGGATAATCATAAAAATTAACCCTTTGATCAGCTGAATTAACATAATAAAAATCCATGATTACCCCCTAACAAATCCTAAATCAGCAATAAATCTGGCTTGTTCTCTGTTGTTTGCTACCATGCGCATTTTTCCGATCCCGTTTTGTACGCCATTCGCGATTTGTTCGCCTTGGGCAGTAACGGCTTCCACGATATACGCGCCCAACGCGTATACATCCAAAGGTTCAGCTTGGGCGTTCGCTTTCGCGGATTCCTTCATATATCTTACTGATAAGTCATGTGGTATTACCTGGCTTCCATTTGGCAGATATGTCAATTCTCCACGTCCACCTTCATTCATGTAAGCGAATCCGCCTTGCCAGTTATCAGTACCGTGTAGCAAATGGCCGATAGGGTCGATGTTTACGCCTGGTATCAAATTGATAACCCAGATAGCTCCATTAATGCCATCAATAACGCCATTAATTACACCTTTTACAGCGTTTACTACAGTGTCAAACGCACCTCTGATTCCATCAATAATCCCGCTTACAAAACCAGTCAAACCTTCCCAAGCGTTTTTAATTCCGTCAAAAACTTTTGAAAAAATACTTCCTACTGTGTCCATAACCGTTTTGATGACATTTTTTATAGCGTTAAAAACTGTAGAAACTACATTTTTGATTACTTCAATTGATTTTTTAGCAGCTTCTATTCTGGACATGACAAAATCGACAATAACACCAACCACAGCATCAATGATACCTTTAATCGTGTTAATAACACCTGAAATAAAATTGATAATAGGTTGAATCACTGACATAATCGTTGAAATCAGACCAGAAACAAATGAAATAATAGTTCCGATTACATTAGCAACAAACGTGATGATAGGAGAAATAAAGCTGATAATCTGTGCTATCAATCCAGCGATAAATGTAATAATAGGGGATAAAAAGCTGATAATTTGAGCCACTAGCCCTGCAATAAATGTAATAATCGGAGTAATCACCTGAATCACGGTATTGATCACACCAGCTACAATTGTGATGATATTTGTAATTACAGGAATTAAAGTTGTAAGCAGTACTGTTACTATATTAGTGATAGTGGGTATTAAACTAGAAACGATTGTTGTAATAATTGGGGTAAGAGTATTAAACAATTGAGTGATAATTGGCACCAGCGATGATATCAGCATCGTAACAACAGGAGCTAGTTGGGCTAAAAGATTTCCAACCGCTTCAACGATCATTCCTATTACTGGTACAAGAGCAGATAAAAGAGTTGATACAACAGGCAACAACGAGGTTACCAACTGCATTACTGTATTAATTAACTGGGTAATAACAGGCATTAAAGTTGGAATAATGCCAACCAGTGTAGTAATTAATTGTGTAACAACAGGTGCTAGGGAAGCAAATGCTGTAGCAATTGTAGACGCTAATTGGGCAAACACAGGTGCCAAAGTTGTAGCTAAATTCGCAAAGGTTGTTCCTAATTCAGCGATTACCGGCTGCAATTGCGCCCAAACTTGTTGAACCATAGTTAGTAGTGATTGTAATACTGGTTCAAATGCTGCTTTGATTTGCTCCCATGATGATATGACGGTATCTCTAAATTGCTCGTTGGTGTTCCAAAGATATACCAACGCAGCGGCTACAGCGGCAATAATTGCTACTACTGGCAATATAGGCAATATTGCTGCTCCAATTGATTTACCCATAGAAAGCATGGAGGTTCCTACTGTCTTAGATACACTAGCCAAACGCGATCCTGCTGTGGTGGCAAATGACGCGATTGATGTTCCTGCTGTAGTTGCCATAGAAGCAAAAGACGTTGTTACATTTTTTGCAGTTGTGGCGATACCGCTCGCTATATTAGTAGCGATATTTTTAAATGAGTTGATGGTATTCGTGCTAAATATTTTGATATTGCTTCCTGCGGTTGATAGTCCGTTTTTTAAACTTGTTAAAGAGTTTAATGTCCCGTTTGCCATAACAGCAGCTGAAACTTTAATATTTGTAAAAGTAGCCGATTTAGAAAAATCAGATACCGCTTTAGATACATTGCCTATTGTTTTTGTAACATTCCCTACTGTTGTCATAAATGTCCCAAAAGCGGTTGATGCTGGCCCCATTGCAAGCGCTACACCAGCTACCTCAATTGCAGTCTGCTGTGCTTCCGGATTGAGTGATGCAAATTGCTTCACTAAATTAGTGGCGTTTTGCACCAATGGAGTAATGGAAGGTAATAAGTTTTGCCCTAACGCCACACTTAAATCATCTACAGCAGCCTGGAATGTTCTTAAACTGTTAGCTGTTCCGTCTGATGTTCTAGCGTAGTCACCTTGGGCGTTTTTTGTCATTTCCATTACATAAGCGTATCGCAACTGAACCTGCTCTGCCTGTGTCATTTCACTGGTTGTTTTTCCAAATCCGTTTGCCAAAGAAAAAGCGTCTAAATTGGTTTGTGTCATGACAATACCTAGCTGTTTTAGACTTTCTGTTTCGCCTGTGAAAACGCTTGCTAACGCCGTCATAGCCTGGTCGATTCCTATGTTTTTAAAGGAGGCAAGGTCTCCAGCAAGCCCCGTCAATGAAGTGCTCATCGCAGCCGCTTCCGGTTGCAACAGCCCCATGGAAGTTGCCATATCCCCAAAAAGGGACGCGGCTTCTAGTGCCTGGTTTTGGGATAGCCCAAAGGCAGAATCTACATTTTCTGCCCACTCCATAACCGTGTTCGCCGAATTGCCAAACGCGACATCTATTTTATTGAGGTTTTCGTTATAGTCGCTTGCGGCGGTTACCATTTTCTTACTAGCTAAAGCAAGCGGAGCGGTTATCCCTACTGTCATTTTAGTTCCAAGGCTAGTAAATGCTTTTCCTACACTTGTTATTTTTGATGAAACAGATTTCATTTTCGCTTCAAAGCTATCCGCTGCTTTTTGAGCAGTAGAAAAAGCTTTTTCAAAGCTTTTGCTATCCCCTGTAATTTTTGCGCTTAAAGTATAATCAGCCAATTATCTCCCCCCTTTCTTAAATGGAATGTTATTTGCTTGATATACTTTTCTTACCCAGCTGTCACCTTCTTGTTGATCTATTTGCTTAACTATTTTCAAATTTTCATTAACTGTTTCCATATCAACTATTCTTTGCCCCCGCTTTTTCCAGAGTTTCAAAGGCTTTTTCCGTTTTGGGCGGTTTGCGTTGTAAACAGCGGTAAACACCGCATTATACAGAAGATAGCTGTCAGAAATCGTTTTGTTTTCCCACGCTTTATAAATAAACGCTTTTTCTTTTAAAGTAATCGCTTCGTAGTCCGCTTTTGAATACCCAAAATTGACCGCAAAAAAAGCAAAGTCTATCTCTTTTTGATAAGGCTTTGCTATTTCTTGTTCTTTTTTTGTAGGAGGGTTGCCTCCAAAATATTCGAAGTCAATTAGGGTGTTTGGCACAAAAAAGGGCAATCCCTTTCCAATGCTTCAAGTACTGCTTGTAACAAACCGGCATAGCCAAGGGATTCTACTAATTGCTGTGCAACCTCAAGCGCTTTTTTAATCGGAACAAAAATATCTTCTCCATTTTCTTTTAATCCGTACGCAAAATAAGTTTTTAAATCCGATAAACTTAACATATTATTGTTTTTGGCTAAATTAGCTAGTATTGGTGCGTTAGTAGTGCTTTCGATCATCTCAATTCTCTGCTGGCTATATCTAAGTACATACTGTTTTCCATTAAATTCAATCATATTTACCCTCCATTATGCTTTTGCAGTTACAGTTGCAATACCAGCTTTTAGCGCTTTATTGCTGGAATCACATTCCACTACCATAATTTGATTGCCTGTAGTTGCTTTGATAGCCGCTGTGCCATCCCAGGCGGTAAGGCTGGAACAGTCTTCCTGGTAGGCGGGATAAGCAATGCTAGACGATCCAGTCTTGTATTTATAAATATTACTTCCAGGCTTAACAGGATTAACATAAACCGCTGTATCACCACTTGAAGTTCCAGCTACGGACACTACCGTTAAAGGGGATAAAGCGGCGCTCCCTTCTGGCATGGTATCCGGCGTTACCGGTTCTTCTGTCAAATCAGCCAAAGCCCCCATCCCTTCAAACGATAAACTAAATGTCATAGAATCATCGTGTGGAGCTTCTAAAGAATAATCAGTAATGACAGCAAGGCCACCGAACATGCCTTTTTTTGATTTTTTATTAATAATTTTCAAACATACTGGATCAGCGTTACTATAGGCAGCGGACAAAATTTTGTGACTTTCGTCAGATTGAGAAAACAGCCCGTCCGTATCAATACTCCATTCCTTTGGCCCCGCAATTTTCGCTTTCCAGCCTCCTGCGGTATCTTTTGAAGTTACCTCAATACTATCAGCGGAACGGTTAATGGTTAACCCTTGCTGCCCAGAAATAGCTAGTAGTTTTGAGCCATCTGAATTATATACTGCTAGAATAACATCTTGTCCTGCTACTGCTTTTGCGGCAGAGCTTATAAAGTCGCAATATTCGTTGTTATCATACGCAAACAACTGTAAATCAAGTTTTTTATTCATTTAATCACTCCTAAATTTTGCATTTAAAACCATAGCAAACCATAAACTCATAAGCAATTACAGCGTGCTTTTCGTTTGATTCATCTGTTTTTATGGTTTGTACGCCATTGTTTGTCTGCATAATCAGTTGTACCCAATCAGGCAGTTCTATATCTTCCGTCAAAGCTTCTTCCAGATTATTGATTAACTGGTAAATTGGAACAGAAGAATCTTTTGATTCCGCAATGGCATGAATCCAAACCGTGAAAATATCCCGATACATCGTTTTGCTATGTGCGGGTCTCTTCCCGATCACTTCTACAAAATAGAATGGGTTTGGCGCATTATCCGGGACGTAATCGTAACATTTAACCCCTGTTCTATTTTCAACTTTAGACTGAATTGCTTTGATCAAGTCCACTAACCCAAGTTGTTTATACATATTCATCCTTTCCTAATAGCTTTTAATAAGTCTTGGTAATAAATAAACGCTTGTGTATCCACGTTCGCTTTTAAGAATCTTTGCCCGGGAACCCATCCGCCGTTTACCGTACGGTGTCCATACTCAACATGTGGAGCGTATTCCTTTGTATATCCCATTTCATCGCCATATGTTCCAGATGATTTTCTTAGTTCCCCTGTATCTACCGGTGTCCCTCCACTTCTAGCAGCGTTCAACATCTGAGTTATATTCTTTTTGATTACAGCATTAAAGCGGATCTCGTTCATGGAACGTAACTTTTCTGATAATTTATCAATATCCCCTTTGTTCAGTTCTACTTTTATCATTCCCATGTCAAAGTCACCTTTTATAAACCTTTACTTGTATTACTGTGTAACGGGGTGACAAGTTAATTTTCTGTGTGATTTCTTGCCGGATACCGTCAATCATAGCATGAGTACACTCCGGAAAAGAAGAAAAAGGGAAAGGAATAGCGAATCTCTGTTCATTTTTTGTGACTTCTCGACCTTCCAGTGCAATCTGGTCATTTGTCCAGGGAGTGAACCGGCAAACAGTTTCTTTTACCGTCTGCCACTCGCCACCCGTTAGGTTGCCTAGTTCATCTTCTGTTTGGTTGACCTTTACTTGTAGTTTGCATGGCTTCCAAATCACAAGAAGTGCACCACCTTTCCGTTATATAAACCGTTGTTTGCCTGGGTATTTTTCCAATCCTCTATTTCCTGAGCATATTCCCCTAGGATATTTTCAACAAACGAGGTAGAAATGTTTGCTACCCCTTCCGAACTAATCCCTTCGTAATAGGTACGCCGTACCATTTTAACAACTGCATCTGTACAGATAGATTCAAATACCTTGGGAAGTTCATTAGTCCCCAGTCGCAAACAAAGGCGGTCAGATACCGTCTGGATATATTCTTCCAAAAGGTCGTAGGATACCGTATCTTCCGGTATCCTTGTTTTAACCCGTCCTAATATCTTTGTGTTACACATTGCTACGCTTTAACCTGTGCTTCTACATCGCCAGAACGTACCGCTTTATAATTTGGGTCCGCTTCTACTACAGTGATATGATTGGCTGCTGTGGCTTTAATTGGGGATACACCGTCCCATCTAGTCCATGTTTTTACATCCATACCGTAAGTTACATCTGTAGCGGAACCAGCATTTTCTTTGTATTTGAATACATTGTTCATAGATAGCAACTGTTCAGCAACAGCGATATTGGTTGTTCCGGATTCTGGTCCTTCCGTAGATGTTACAGTAAGTGTACCAAGAGTTTGAGTATCAGATTCCCCTACAGATACATGTGCAATAGCGTCTAAATATTCTACCATTAGCTGTACACCCATAATTGCGTACATGTCGGAAATCGCCCGTTCATAGTTACCTTGGATATGGAACCCGATAAACCCGGTTTCTGAATCTGTAGTATAGGACAAGCCTGCTTGTACAAATTCTGAATCTGCTGGATCGACATAATAGGCGATTAAGTTATTCAGTGGTGTCGCAACTACGGTATCTTCCGCAATCTCGGAGGTAATAAACACGATATCAGCACCCAAGAAGTTTTCTACGTAATCCATTCCAAATGCTGTTTGGACAGTAATCGGTGTAGTGCCCAGATATTTATACAGGTCTAAGGTGTTAACGAACACAGCCACACCGGTAGAAGTACGGTGCATTTTATTGAATTTATCTTTTACCATGCCAATAGACATAGCGACTGCCCGCTGCCAACTGGATTCATGTCCTACCAAGGAACCCATTCTCAAGACGTTATAAAAATTATTTAAAACAGCTTTCCGCAGGTCAGCCCTAAATTCTTCATCCGTCATTTCCACAGCAGCCTCATAGCCTTTGTCGGAAATGGCTTCCAGAGTTACTCCTTTGCGGTATTTTTTGATAGCAATCTTCCCAAATGTTTTTTCTGATACAGAATACTGAGATAAGGGAATAATATCTCCTTCCGCAACATCTCCGGATTGTAATACACCTGAAGCGGTTCTAACTTTCAGTTCAGAACCATTTTGTTTGCGGATCATCCTGGTAATCCCCATAATGTCCAGCAAGGATTGGATGTTTTTTGAAAAAGATGTTACAAAGTCAATTTCCCTTGCTTTTACCTGGATTTGTGCCGTGCCAGTCATATTATCAGGTGCGGCAAATAATTGTAAATTAAATTTTTTATTCATCTAATCACTCCTATTGAAATAAGTCAATGTGCTGCGCAATCAATTTTTGTCTTTCAGCAGGGTTTTTCACCTGCATAATTTGGTCTTTTGTGATTCCGCTGTTAGGGGATGTACCTGTTCTAGGGGTATTCCCTTTCAATGCGTCTTTGACTGCCGCCTGTACAGTGGATTTAAAAATCTTAGCAAATGCTTCAACCGCTGCCTTTGTTTGTTCCGCGTCCTCGGATACTAGGTTCATGATAATTTCATCCGGTGCGTTGATTTCTTCATCAGTCAGCATTTTTCGAGCTGTTTTTGCCATATCAGAAACCGCATTTTGATGTTTTAACTCATTGAGTTCTTTTTCCAGTTTCTTTGCTCTATATTCCGCCTTTTCTTCTCTGGTCATCTGTGCCAGTTTTTCGGCTTCTGATAGTTGGTCATCTGTTGCGGCTTTCCATTTCTTTTCAGCGTTTGACACCGCTGTTTTAATCGCTTTTTGTACCCGGCGGTCAAATTCCGCCTGATTATCAGAATCTTTCAAAAAATCATCAAAAGTAATAAGGTCATTTGATCGCGTTTGTTCTGTGTTCGATGCTTCCGCTTCCGTGCCGCCGCTATTGCTGTCCGCCCCAGCCGCTTCCTCTTCCGCGAAAAGCTGTAAATAGAATTTGTTAAGCATGATGCTCCTTTCTGCCCCGTTCCGTCCTCAGTCCGAAACGTTGCTAGTTTAACGTCATTTCGGACTAATTATTTTGACGTAGCAGGGGTATCCCTCCGCTATCATTTGAATACCAACAAAAAAGGAACCAATCAAAAGCTGACTGCTTTTTGATGGATTCCTATACTTTATCACTGATTTCCCCGGGGATAGTGAATATTCAATTTTATCCTGTGTTAAGATTTCAATGGATTGAATTAATGTTTGAACTAACGTGGATACACCGGCACAAACAATATCTTTTCCTTGTTCAGCGTATCCTGCATGCCCGGTAATGGAAATGCTGTATTCCGATTTTTCCACGATAATCATAAACAGCCCGCTTCCTGGAACGCCTGAAAGATTTTTGGGGATTGTATTGCGATCCAATCGGTGATTTCTTCGCTTTGTCCCCATGCGTATGTTGTGCCGCTGTTATTCCAAAGCCCGCTTTCATACAAAAAGGCATGAATAATTTCATGCCTTAAAACCTTTTTCCTGTATTCATCTAAATTTTTCAGCGAGTTCCTGTCATACGAGAATTTAGCGATTTTGATTGCTTTAACCGACTGGTCCATACATCCGTCACAGGGTTCTGGCATATCATCTTCGTTTACATCAAAATAAATTTGATATTCAATCCCTAATATATTTACTTTCAAAACTTCACCCCTCTAATTCAATAATTCTTTCAATTTTTCTACAGGTGCAACCCCGGCAGCCTTAAAAATAGCCGTTTTCCCATCTATAACAACAATGGTGGGTAATTTGTCCACTAAATATTGATCAGCTAAAAACGGCTCGTTTTGGGCGTTAATACGCTGTATTTTTTCACTGCCTATTTCCTGTTCCAGTGGTGTAACCACTTCCCGCTCTACTAGCCTACAGGGAGGGCACCAGGGGGCGTGGAAGAATAATAGTTTTTTCATAAAATCCTCCATATGGGTATCAAAAAAAGCACACCCAAAAGTGTGCCTTCATTTATAGCTTTCCGATTACTCCGCCTAGTGTAATACTAAATACATCGCCAAGCGTCGCTTTTATTTTTTGCGCCGTGCTGTTTTCCGTTAAATATTCCCGCCCAGCTTTCGTAATGGAGAACGTGCCTGTTTCAATAACACCTTCCATATCCTTGGCTTCCACGTATTTAATACCACTTACATACCCGCTATCAATCAGCTCTCTCATGATAAGCAGCCAGTATTCCCGTGTGATGTCAAACAGCTTGCATTTCCAAGCTACTTCCTCTAAACAGGTTTTATGTCCAGCTTTTAGGCTTTCGTACAGGTATTTTAACACCTTGTACATGATTACTTCCATATCATCTTTTGACATAGAAACACCTCAATCTTCATCAATAGGAGGGAGTTCATCAATGCTCTTGATTTGCCCGTTCCTTAATAAAATTTCCGCTATTATTTTCCGATTTTCAATTTGCTCTTCCTTTGGAATTTCTCTGTGTCCAACCACTCTCCCTTTCATAGGGACACGCCAACGGCGATCAGAATATGGCTTCTTTTCCGGCATCACTTATTACCTCCCTCATAAAAATGTTTGTAATTCCTTTGTCGTTTGTAATAACATCAAGTATTTCAAAACTGCTCTTTCTTGGGTAAAGGACTTCCAACTCGTTTTTATTATAAGTGGAAATATCCCGTCCTCTACTTGATTGTATCACATATATCTGAACCTGTCCACTTGCGTCATAAGGGATAGCATCCTTTGTCGCTGAAAGATATTCATCATAAGTAATAACGTTTCCTTTCTGGTGCGTTTTAATAAATTGCTCTTTATCTTCATCATAATCAAACAATAAGGACCTATTTAAATTGCCTTGATATTTTGGCATTTTACGCAATGCGTTATCCAAATGGTGTATGTATTCCTCATCTTCATCGTTCAATGGAGTGTTGTTCCTTAACTTGTCGTTGATAATATAGGCTTTCCCACTTACATACTGCTTTAGCGAATATTCTTCATCGTCTGTTAAGACCTTATCTGCTACATATTGATCCATCCAGGTATCCCAATCATCAACGACAATTTCAAAGGTACATCTGCAATTACTTGTAATAATTCCATTGGCAATATATAATGTAGATAGAGAGGAGGCATCATACACATGCCCAAAGAAAGAATCGTGCTCGACACTAATAAGATCATCAAACTCTACAATTCCGGGAAAAGCATCAACGAACTCGCCAATATCTTTAACGTTTCTCGCCCGACTATCACTCGAAGACTTAAAAATTCTGGCATCGTAGTCCGTGGGCAAACGGAAGCTAATCAACTTATGATGAGTAAAAGAACCATTGAGGAGAACTTGCACAACGTCCGAGCCGCTCACAATGCCGTCCGCGGCAAGCCCCGCCCCCGTGAGCAAAAGCTCAAGACTGCGATAAGCAGACAAGCTAACTTTACTGGGTACAGGAGCCCCTACGAAAGAGATATCGCTAACGAACTTATTAAGAGAAATATTGAGTTTGTCCCTCAGTTCGCTATTGATATTTATAATATCGATTTTGCTATTGGTGACAACATCGCCTTGGGGGTGGCTGGCACGCTTACGGGCGACACCGCTCCAGATTCAACGAGAGAAGCAAAAAGCTTTTCGATTGTGGGTACACCATCGTTATGTGCTGGGTTGGGTTTAACTATAGATTCTCTCCATCCACAATAGTTGACTACCTTGTCTCCCTTGATAAGATTCTTCGCTCTGACCCATCCACGAGATGTAAGCACTATATGATTCGGGGTGATGGTAAGCCGACGGCCGTTGGAAGTAGTAATCTTGATTACATCACCTGAATACCAACTTTTAGTCATTGCTTCTATATTTGGGGCAATGACTTTTGTATCCGGCAAAACACACCAGGGATGGAATGGCGGAAAATTAACGCCTGCCTGGCGTTCTGATATTTGAAATGTTTCTTTGGCAATAGATTTACAAATAGGGCATACCCTGCCATCTTCAACAGTTGAAATTTTGTACTTTTCAAAATCTTCCATGAAGGGCTGTATTGTGCTTTCTGCCATCACATAAGTACCTTCGGTATAAATTAAACGGTAAGCATCGTTACGGGTGACTTTGCTGAACCTCTCCCGAAGCTGGCGCACAATTCTGTCATAGGAATCCCCACGGGCAAATGCCTGTGCTATATCTGTCCTCAAATAGTTGGAAAGTTTATCAACATTTTCCCAAATCCGTTGAGAAAAGTTTTTGCCGTTATTCCAGGCTACATTTACAAACAGCTTTGTAATGTCTGGGTTGTTGGCGTAAAAATTCTTTCCAAATCCCATCGCTTCCGCTGCTGCGTTCACGCCGCGTTCCGCTTGTTTGTTTAAATAAGCTGTGATTTGCTCATTGTTGACAGCTCCTATTTCCAGCTGCTGCATTCTGATAGAATATTGCAGCCCCTCCAGCCGGTTCAATTTGTAGATAGATTCCCTAACCGGCATTAAATCGGCATATTGGGGATATTTTTTCGCGAACTCATCCATCTGTTCTATTAACAGCTTTTTGTCCGCATCAGAAAGGCTTTCCATCAATCGGCGGTACTCTATTACATTGTCTTGACCATATTTTTGATAGTAAGCAGCTATTTCTTTTTCCAAACGCGCAAATTCAGCATCATAAAAGGACGATAGCCGCTTTTTCAATCTGGCCTCGTCCTTTTCCATTTGCTTATTCAATTGTTGCTGTCGGTTCTGCCAGTATGTCATATGCTGCAATCTCCGTATTTCTATAACTGTATCATCGTAAAAATCTAGGGTCATTTAATATATGATTTATATCACTACTTCTTAGTGCTTTTTCCCTTCCTTCATAATTCAAAAGTTCAAATGCCTGTACTTTGTCAAAATAAAATCCTTCATAACCAGTTTCTTTCATTAAACAGTCTACTTCTACCCCTATACCATTAGAATATAATTTTAGAACAAACCATGGTACATAATATTTGCATTGTTCTAATTGGATAAGCAAATTTTTAGATACCTCTATCTTTTTTGAAAAGTCATCTAAATTTATTTTTGAATCTTCTCTAATAGTGGTTAAATAATTTCCGATATGGCCTTTATACCGGCTTTTCGATTTTAATTCTTTTTTTAGTTCATCTAATCGATTCTCAAGGCGTATCATTTCGTCCGTAATTTCAAATACTTCCATTTTGTTCCTCCTATAGTTCTCCATTTAAAATCGACCTAGCTTCCTCTTTGTTGATACCGATTGCTGTTGATATTAGATTAATAGCCTGTCCTTCTGACAAACTACCCGCTGTAAACTGTGCCATAATAGCAAGCAAACTTTGTGTCTGTGCTCCATTAAGTGCTTTGCCTTGCACCTCTGTTACCCCCCCCCGACAGCTTCAGGTGGAATTTCATTTTCTGGTACAGTTCCTGTTTCTATAGTCCGGTTTGTTGGATAATCAGTATTATATCCTTCTATATCCTGTTCTAATTCAATCCGTTCCAGTTCCTGCTGGACATTATCCACAACGGATAATGTTTTCAGCTGTGTTTCTTTTGAGGTAATACCCGCCAGGTTGCCGGCGATCTGGGATTCCTCCAACACATTGGCGGGGAAGTTCTGTGTAAACTGGTATGACAACTTCACCCAGTCATCTTTCTTCATTCCAGATACTGGATTGCTGAATAACAGCTTATACCGCCTGTTCATTCCGCTTGTGAACTTCCGTTCTTTTGTCTTGGCGAGGTTGCTCATAGCCTGTAGTTTGTATTTTAGAGAGATGCCAGAAGATGTACCAAAATTTTCATCCGAAATATTCGCTACCATGGATATTTGGAAAATAAGGCGCTCCAAACGGTTGAGCAGGTTTTCCTGCGTTGTGTCTCCATTTGGCTTTTGTAGGAACTCTACAATCAAGTTGCCATCATAGTTGCCTTCAAAGTTAATAACCTTATTGTTCCTAAGCTGTGCCAACTCCGATTCAGTTAACTGCGCCCCAAGGATTTTAAGGTAGGCATCTGCAAAATATGCTACATCGTTGGCTTTTTCGGAGATTGCTTCGTTGTATATGTTAATCATAGCAAGCACAGGCTCAAAAATCCCGATTTCTTCCTCATTTTCTCGGTATTCTGTTGCTGGGACGCCATCAAACCCATGCACTTTTTCATATTCGTCCAGCCATTCTATTTTTCCTTTTAAAACGAAATACCGTACCTTTGTTTCATCCGATATGCTGCCATGCAGCACATTATCAGAATCCACATAGGTATGAATGAAATACCTGGGGCGTTCCAATACGGAATCGTCATAAATCATAAACCCATCTATGGGGGATACGTATGTAATGCAAAGGTTTCCTTCTTGGTCCACATAATACATTTCATATCCTTTTCCGTAGATATCACACAGCTTAGATAATTCAGCGTTGTTGTCGTCCTGGTCGTTATACTGGTCAAGTAGTTCAACATATTTCGCCACCTTATCATCATCACTTGTCACTTTAATCGGGATACCAATAAAAAATCCATTCATGGTATCTACAATATATTTGGCGAAGTTTACAGCAATGCGGCTGTCTGGTTTCCAATCCGGCTTTGGATTTTTGTGGAATATCGGATAATTTGTCATATACGCGTCCATAAGCGGACGGTACCGGAATGTAACCTCCGAACTATGACGCTGTAGAAATTCCCCTAGCTTTTGGTCTGTTAATTCTTCATTTGCTGGTAATTTAAACAACTAAATTCCTCCTTTGATGGGACTATATCTTGCTCTTCTGCTAAACCGTTCAACCGCATATCTCATAGCGTCCATTAAATGGTTAAAATCATCTATAGGTTGGTTGATGTTATTTCCAAATTTATCTTTGTCCCAGGTATAATTGCTGATCTCTGTCAAAAAATTTACGCACCGGGGATGAATAATAATTTCAAAATCCTGTATGTACTGGATACCATAGGTGATACTGTCTTTCCCTTTCACTGCCGGTTGAATCCTTAGCCCATATCTACGTAGTTCATCATTTGACTTTGGTTCTGCGGAGTCCGCAATGATGGTTTCTTTGGAATAGCCCGCCGATTGTATCTCCTCAAATATTTTGTGGTTGCTCATCCCTTTTTGATAGATTTCATCCCAAATGTATAGCTTCTTTTGGCGCTCATCTAAAAAGCCAATAAAAAAAGCGGTTGGATCATTGGTATAGCCATAATCCAGCCCGCTGATTGTAGTCAGTTCCTTTATTTCATCTAATGTAAACGCTTGTTCCTTCCAATTTTCATAAACAAGCCCATCTATAATACCCCAGTTTCCAAGCCCTGCAACCTGATATCTTCGGGGATTGTTTTTCTTCATGGTTTCAAAGACTTTCAGGTCTGACCCGTCTAACCATTCATTACACGTATAATTTGTGGTCATGGCAAGAGTTTCATCATCTGGATTGTCAAAAAACCGCTTTTTTAACCAGTGTTTTTCATTCCATGGGTTAAATGTAATTGTAATCTGCTTAAACAGCCCTGTTTCCTCTGGGATAGCCCCACGGATAGATTCGTCCAGCATATTGAAATCAGATTCATTGGTAATCTCATAGCCTTCCTCCACCCATGCCCAGCATAGATAACCAGTCTTTACCGTGATGGACGTCACTTTCAGCGGATCATCTAACCCTCTAAAATAGATTTTCTGACCGGTTGGCTTGTAGGTCATTTCTAGAGGGGATTCTTTAATTTCCCAATAGGCTTGTACCTGCAAGCGGCTAATTGCCCATTGTAATTCTGTGAAACAGGAATCTTTTAGCGTCCTGTATACCTTACGGACTACTAATAGGTTTGCTCCTGGGTATTTCATCATGTTGGTGATAAACCATAGAGCTGTTGTTTTACTTTTTTTCGATGCGCGGCTGCCTTTACAAACTCTATAACGGCCTTTAAACTTCCAAAAATCCCGATAGCCTTTCCCGACTACTTTCGGGAGGCTGATCACTGTTTTATTCCTCAAGTTCATCTTCCCCTGTTATGACAACAGGAATAGTTCCATCAATGTTGACGTTGTCTTTAAATATTCCAAAACGTTTGCCTAAAAGTTCAGCGGCTTTGTTTGCATCCGATAATTTAGCAGGGATTTCAACAACCTGTGGGGTTTCTTTTTTTATTGTTTGTTTCCTCGGGATACCTCTTTCGTCTGGGACATAGTTGGAGATTTCCTCTGTTAAGGTGACAACGATATATTCTTTCTTTTCCCTGCGCATTACGGCGGTAAGGTATTCCATGATTTCTGTAATATCCGCAATCTTATCAGACCTAATTTTTCCCAACGTATCTTCTATATATTTTTGAACCTCAGCATTTCTCAGCAATCTATTTCCATTTGTTTCTGCTGTATGTTGCCTTTTAATGTTTGGATATGCTGCTTTGTAAGCCCTTGTGGCATTACAATCAATCAGATATTCTTCACAAAATCGTTTTTGTTTTTCTGTCACGCAAGCTCACCTCTCTTTGTAAAATAAAAAGCAAAGGATAAGTAATCCTCTGCTTTTTGTGGTGTTATGGTATGAGTATTTGTTGGATGCCTTTAAGGCTGGTAGGACAAGTGGGAATCGAACCCGCTGCAGGAATAACATATACCCCGTAAAAATATGTTTTCTGCATCCAATTGTCCCATATTAGCCCGCTATAATCAACGGGCTAAAAAAGGAAAATAAAAATATGAAAATCGGGTACAGCGTTGACTTCATGCGGTTTCCGCTGCATATCCCGCCCAAACGGGCGGTAGAATAAAGGAGAAAGTCAGTGAGGACAATGGTGGGCTTTCCAAGGATTGAACTTGGAACCTTCCGGTTATGAGCCGGATACTCTAACCAATTGAGCTAAAAGCCCATATTCCCCGCCGCATTGGGGCTGGCGGGTTAAAACTAACTAAGGAGGAGTTGGCTTTTCATCCATGTTCCCTATGATAGCAATTATACTACATATGGGTGGTTAAGTCAATACATAATACTATATTTTGTATTTTTATTTAAATTCTTTTAGTGCTTTTAAATGGAGGTATTTTCTGGTATGTTCTTTGCTTATTCCTAACTTTTTGGCGGTCGCTGCCCATGTCATAAATCTTATGTATTTGCACCTTAACAGGATTCTGCACTCCCTTGTGGGACATTGCTTAATCCGTTCCAACAGTTCTTTTTTTATTGTTTCTTTTTGGTCTATCAACCGGTTTACTTTTTCCTGTGCTGCCTGTACTCGCTCTATTCCTAATTCGATTTTATTATGTTTTCCGTTTCTGATAGGCATCCCTGAATAATTGATAGCGGTGCTATTTAACGTTGAAATTGCTTCTATCCGTTTTTCATCTGCTTCTTTTATTTGGTCCTCTAAAACTTTAAGTTGTAGTAAGTATTGTTTTTTTTCAGCTATGTTCATTTGCTTGTCTCCATTAAGCATTTACCCCAGAAGCAAGTTCCTATTTTACTTCCGCATTTGTTTAACCATACACAATGTTTTGCTTTACATATATTTTTTGGTTTGCTGTTTTGCTTGGGGGGCACATACAACTTAAATTGTTTACAAGGCTCAGCAATAGAAATAATCGTTTCAAATCTGGGGGATTTATTGCAAGTACATTTTGTTGGCTCACCAGTTGCGTATTTACAGTCAAAACAAGCATATCCAATTCCAAGGGTATAATATTTACAGCGTTTTTGGTCAGCGGGTTTACCGTATTTTTTTGATTCTGTGCATTTGCATCTTTTGTCATGATTCCAGATACATTCATCGCAAATGCACTCTATAATATAGTTATTTGCCATTTTTCATTCCCTCAATTATGATGGTAATTAATGCACCAATACACCCTCCACTAACCAGTAAACATAACCCGTTAACAATGAACACCCAATTTGGGGCTAATATGTAATCCATTATAGTTCACCCCGCTTTTCCGCTAATTTGTGGGCACAGATAACGCCAACAACTTTTGCTTCTGCCTTTTTTGAGGTGATATTTTCTAACAGCCTAACCTGCTCGGCTATTTCTTTCACCGTCCTGCCTTCTTGGTACATTTCAACGATTGTTTCTTTAGTCATTTGTTCTCACCTCAATTATTCTCAACTTCTACTGTGATTTCCGTTCTTGGATAATTTTTGTCATAGTGCCCATTCAGCCGCAACTGAATGCAGCTGAATGAATCATCTTGGATAATACTACTCTTAACCAATCCATCCAAAACCATTTTACCCGCATAATTGTCCGGGTCATGCCGTATTCTGTTCCCAAAATAATAATCAAGTGTGACTTGTGCTTTCGGGATAGGGGTAGGTGGTTTCGGTCGGCATAACCAGGCAATCATTTCCGCCCAACGCTTTTTTTCTGCTTGGTATTGCCATCGGGTATTCCGCCCAATGAATTTGTTATTGCTAGGCGGAATCTCTGGGATTATGTATTTATATTTCTGGCACATACATACCTCGTTTCGCAAGTTCTTCCAGGTCATAGGACGGCGGTGTGCCGCCAAATGTTCCGGTGTCCTCCGGCTTATTATCATAATTGCCGTCCAGGATTTTAGCTATATTGGCATCTTTGATCATCCAGTCAAAGTTAGCAGTCCAATCCCTTGCATTCTTACCACGCAGGAAATCACTGCTTTGAGCTTTCTCAAACGCCTTCTTGAAATCATCCAAGGTAACACCACTGTTAAGCCTAGCGTTAACAGCCCTTTTGCGGGAATCTGATAATTTCGTACAGCGTGGGTAAGATACGCAAATCTGGTTATATAGCTCCATCACCTGATTAGCAAGGGAGGGGGAACAGGGGGAAATATTACCCCCTTGTATAGTATTTGTCTTTGTCTTATTCTTTGTATTTGTCTTTTTCTTTGTATTTGTCTTTTTCTTTGTCTTAGTATCGTTCGTATCATCAGAAATACAGTCGTATACGTCCGTATTATTTGTATTCCATCGTTTGGAGATATTCTCCTTACCCTGTTGGCATTTTTTATCATATGCTTTCCGGTCCCGGTCAATTTGTGCTGAGAGGAAAGAAAACGCCATTTGTGAAGCAGGGTCTAACTCTGGGGCGATTCCATATTCTGCGTAGTCGAACAACGCTAGCAACAACTTTCCTCGTTGTTCATCTGTAAGCAGTTCTAAATGTTGCCTACAGTCAAAGAACAGCATGATAAAATTGAAACATTTCTTTTCCGCCATTCTATCACCTCCTAGAATGGCAAATCGTCATCAGGCGTACCAATTCCCTCAAACTCATCCAGGCTATCGAAATCACTTTCGTCTGGCTTTATATTTGGGCTGGATTGATTATTAGGCTGGCTATTGTCTTTGGTTACATTGCCGTTAGTCGCCTGTCTATTATCGCTGTTTTTGCCGCCGCAGAAACACACACGCCTTGCTATTACCTCAAACGCAATGCGGTTGTTCCCGTTTTTATCTTCGTAAGGTCTTGTCTGGATACATCCTTCCAAAGCGATCATTTGTCCCTTACTAAAGTATTTGCTGACAAACTCTGCCGTCTGTCTCCATGCGACAACATTGATAAAATCTGCCTGTTGGTTGCCATCTTTGGAATATGGACGGTCAACTGCGATACAAAAGGACAATACCGAAACGCCGTTGTAGGTTTGTTTCAATTCAGGGTCGGCGGTAAGCCGGCCCATTAAGGATACATTATTCATCTGGTCCACCTACCACTTCCCCAGTTGATTTATCAACGGTGACTACATCGTCAATCACAACTGCTTCCGTTTCAGGTTTATTTTGGGAAACTGTGATTGTACTTCCATCAAAAGCAACAGCCTTTTCAATTGCTGTGGATTCCATTGGCTCAATTGACATTGGGGCATACTTTAATGCTTTAATCAATACAGTCTTCAGCGCCATACTGACATAATGGTCGGACCAGGGACCAAATACATTTCCGCTTTTATCCCTAGATTTCGTGAATTTATCCCGGTGGCGGTTTACTTGATCTTTTGTCATTACCGCAAATCCACGCCCACCTCCATGTAAGGTATAGTAGGCGTAGAAATGGGTAATCTTTTCAGGGTCATCCTCCCCGCAGGGGATATGTACCAGCTTTTCATCGAACCCATAGGAATACTCGAATTTATCCCCTTCGTATACTTCATGGGCCGCTATAGTCTGGACCTGTCCGCTTCTGCGGGCTAGTTCAATCAACCCTTTATAACCCACTTGTAGCTGCGCTTCCATCTGCTTTGTCTTGCCGTTATAAAATGGCACGATATATGCGTGTCCTATCAGATTAGGCTCTAACCCCAATGAAGCGGAAGCGATGATTGCGCCCACGATTGTTTCCACAGAACACTGCTGTAGCTTCTCATTCCGTGTCAGGGCGTTTAATGCCACACGGCACAGCCGTTCTGGTGTAACTCCCCGGGGTACAATATTTTTAATTGCCTTAAATTGTGCGTTCAGCTGCTGCTTCACCACATTTGTCAATGGATTTGCTGGTTTTGATTCTATACTTTGCTTTAGGCTTGTATTCGTTGCCATTTATTTTACCTCCTTCAATAAGAAACGCCTGGTTGTGCTTGTCTTACACACTTCACTATAAATCTCTGGATATCGTTCTTTTAGTTTTTTACTATCCACAACGTTCCTGGTGGATGATTTATAGCTTACTTTGTATTCTGCCCCCAGAGCGTAACTGCTATCTTTCATTTTTTGTTTGATTCTTGTCTGTAGTTCTGTGATCTGGTCCTCAATAGCGGATTTGGATTCCATCAGTTGGGACAGGATACGCAGCTGGTGTTCATCCTCATCGTCCAGGCTGATAACCCCACCAGAATCAATAGGGGACA